CCCGTGGGGTCGGCTCGACGACCTGGACGATATTCCGACCGACATCGGCGACCAGGGCGACGCTATTTCGCTGATGCGCGGGCGCATGGGCGGGTTCGCTGCCTATGGCGGGACGAAGATTTATGTGAACAGCACGCCGAAGCTGGGCGCGGGCAAGGGAATCGAAGCCTTTGTCGCGGCGGGCACCGACGAGCGTTTCTGGGTGGACTGCCTGCAGTGCGGCGATCCCTTCGCGCTTTATTTCGATCGCCTAGTTTATGACAAGGTCGGGACGCCGACGGATGCCGAGGCAAGCGCGGCGGTCGGCTGTCCGCATTGTGGCGGGGTGCATATGCCGCGCGAAAAGCGCGCGCTGCTGGAAACATTTCGGTGGGTCGGCAAGGGCGAGCAGGCGGTGCGCCGCGACGTCGACCCGTCCGGGAAAACAGGCGAGTTGATCGGCAACGTCCGCGCCACCTTCCGTTTCGACGGGCTTTTTGGCTTTCGCCCGTGGAGCGAGATTGCCCGGTTAGCCCGAGAGGCGGAACTGGCTTTCGAGAATGAGCAGGACGAAGGGCCGCTCAAGGCGTTCGACCAGACGATCGTCGGACGGAATCATGTCGCGCGCCGCGCCGGGGATGCTGCCGTCGCGCTGTCGGAGCTCGAGCAGCGCGCGAAGGCGTCGCCCTATGTCATGGGCGAAGTGCCGCCGGGGGTGCTGGTGTTGATTGCGTCGATCGACCAGCAGGCCAACCGTTTCGAAGTATCGGTCTGGGGGTTCGGCACCGGCTTTCGCGCCTGGCTGGTCGATCGATATGCGGTGATCTCGATCGAGGAAAACGGGCGCCATCGCCCGCTGCGTCCCTTTACGATCCCCGAGGATTGGGCAGTGTTGCACGAACAGGTGATGTCGAAATCGTATCCGATGGCGGGCGCTCCACACCTGAAGATGAAGATCTTCAACACAGCGGTCGATACGGGCGGGCACGACAATGCGACCGACAATGCCTTTGCCTGGTGGCACGCGATGGTCGCTGGCGACGCGATGTCGAAACGGCCCGCCTTGCCCGACACGGCGATCACGTTGATCAAGGGAGGCAACCGATTGAACGCGCGTTTGCTACCGCCTCCAACGGTCGATGCGAAGCGGCAGATCAAAGACGCGCCGCAGGCCGAGTTGTTCGTGCCGAACGTCAACAGGATGAAAGACATTGCGGACGCGCGCCTGTGTCGGCGCGAGGATGGCGGAGGGTATATAAGCTTCCCGCGGGATGTGTCGTCGGCGCACCTGGCCGAGCTGCGCGCCGAGGTAAAGGTCGGGGACCAGTGGACGCGCGACAGCCATACAGCGAACGAAACCTGGGATCTGTACATCTATGCCTATACGGTCATCGTCCGCTTTGGCGGATCGGATGCCAGCCTGTCGTGGGTGCCGGACTGGGCGCGGCCGCCGAAGGCGGCGCCGCGGGAGTTGCCGGCGCCGGTGATGGCGCCCGCCGAGGGGGGTGAGGATGCGGGGCCGGTGAAGCGTCCAGCGTCGCGAGTGCCGCAGAGGCCGACGCGGCGGCGGGGGGTTCGGACGGTGCGTGCGCGGTAGGCGCGCGCCTTTCCCCTAACACCCAGCCTGAAATGTTCGCGGGGGTCGTGGGGATCAAAAGGCGCCGGTTTCTGCGGATTGCTGCACACGCGATTCGGGAGTTTGGCGGTTTCCTTGCGTTTTTTCGAATTGTTTGACATCTTCCCGATCATTGGTTTCGCGCGTCCATAGAAGACCCGCCCCGGAAAGTTCGGCGGCGGGTTTTGTTTTGCCCAGTGCGCGGCCGCTTTTCAGACATGGATATTCCCAATGGCTGCCTCCGCCGAGGAAATTGCAGAGCTGCGCGCGACGTATCAGGCCTATGTCGACGCCGAGCGTGCCGTGCTGCGCAACCGCAGCTATGAAATGGCCGACGGCCGTTCAATGACGCGCGAGAGCCTAAAGGAAATTCGTCTGGGCAAAAAGCAGGCGAAGGCCGAGCTGGATGCCGCGCTGGGAAGTGGGCAGGCCGTCGGGCGGATGCGCCGCGGCGTTCCGTTGGTGCGATAGGCGCGGACATGGCGAACCTGATCGACCGCATGGTCGCGGCGGTGTCACCGCGCGCGGCGCTGAAACGCGCGGTCGCGCGTAATGCGCTGGCCGTGTCGGCATCGTTGTCGCCCACGTTGCCGGGCGGGCGTGTCGCGGGTCAGGGCGGATATTATGGCGGCCAGTCGGGCCGCGCGCTGAAGGGGTGGAGTGCGCGGACGCGCACGGCGAACCAGGACGGCGCGAAACGCGAGACGCTGATCGCGCGGTCGCGCGAAGCGGCGATGAACATGCCGGTGGCAACCGCGGCGATCGAGCGCAAGGTGCGCTTTGTCGTCGGGACCGGACTGATGGCGATTCCGCAGCTGGACGCCGAGCGGCTGGGCCTGGCCGAAGAGGCGGCGGCGGCGCTGACCGCGCGGATCATGCGCGATTACGACCGCTATATGTCGTCGACCGATCCCGACGCCGAGCGGGTCGCGACGGGGTATGAGCAACAGGAAATCGTGCTGCGCGGGCAGCAGGAATCGGGCGACATATTGGCGGTGCGCGTCATGCCCGAGGGGCAGGCGGGGCGGAATCATCCGGCGGCGTGGAAACTGATCGAGGCCGATCGCATCGTTTCGCCGATGGGACATATCGAAGGCGAAAAGGCGAGCAACGGCAATGTGATCGTGCACGGCGTCGAGATGGACGCTTTTGGGAGCGCGGTCGCCTATCATGTCATCACGCAGGTGCGCAGCGTTTCGGGCAGCCTGATCCGACAGGCCGGCGACACGAAACGCATCGCGGCGTGGGGTGAAAAGACGGGGTTGCCGACGGCGATCCTGATCATGCGGAAAAAGCGGCCCGAGCAGGCGCGGGGCATTCCGGTGATTGCGCCGGTCATCGAGACGCTGAAACAGGTCAGCGACCTGACGACGTCGGAACTGTACGCCGCGGTGCTGACGGCGATGCTGGCGATCGTTTACAAGTCGCCGGGTGCCGGAGCGATGCCCGAGGCCGATTATGGCACGGGCGAGCTGGTGCAGGCCGACGGTCGCCCGGAGACGCTGGCGAACCAGCAAAGCCAGTACCGGATGGAGCCGGGGTCGGTCATGGAGATCGACAGCGACGCCGAGGTCACGGTCAACAAGCCAGGACGGCCCAACCCGGCATTCGACCCGTTCTTCACCGCGCTGGTGAAGCAGATCGGGGCGGCGATCGAGACACCGGCGGAAATCCTGCTGATGGCGTTCGAGGCGAGCTATACCGCTTCGCGCGCCGCGCTGGAAACCTATTACAAGATGGTCGTCGGCGAGCAGGCCTCGCTCGGCAGCCATTGGTGCGACCCGCATTACCAGGCGTGGTTTTACGTGCAGGTCGCGAACGGGGTTTATCCCGAAATCAACCAGGCGCGCTTTTTCGCCGATGCCGAGTATCGCGCGCTGTGCTGGGACGTGCGGCATCGCGGCGACGGCAAGATTTCGCTGAACCCACAACAGGAAGCGAAAGCGCTGGAAATTCAAGAGGCCCATGCGTGGCGCACGGGTCAGGACATCTCGGCCGAGCTGTCGGGCAGCGATTATGACGCGAACGTCATTCGCCGCATCGGCGAACATGCTCGCTGGGTCGCGGGAGGCTTGCCGGTTCCGAACGCCAAGGGCGGCGGCGCGGAACTGGCGGCCGACCATCGAGACAATGGAGAGACTGCATGAAGCGCGCAAAATGGTCGCTCGCCGACGTGCGCGCGCGCATGTTCAACACGCCGTTGATGGTGTCGGAGGAACGGGCGCGGATCGCGCTGGGGGTGATGGGGCCACGGTTGAACATCGGGGCCTTGATTGCGTGGGAGTCGAACGAGCGCTTGCCCGTCGAATCCCTGTCGGCGCAAGCCCAGCGCGCGCGGGCCGAGATGGAATCGATGCCGGGCGATAATGAGTTGCGCCCGATGACCTATGTCGACGGGATGGGGTGGGTTGAGCGCGAGCCCTATGAAATCTGGAACGGCGTCGCGATCATCCATGTGCGCGGGACGCTGTTCGCCGAAAACGGGCTGGACCCTTATTCGGGTACCACCGGCTATGACGGCCTGTCGTACAAATTTCGGCACGCCGCGGCAAATGCCGATGTGCGCGGTGCCGCCCTCGACATCGACAGCGGCGGCGGCGAAGTTATCGATTTGCTGGAAACCTGTCGGCAGGCGCGCCTCTTTGCCGAGTCGAAGCCATTGCGGGCGATCGTGCGCGGCACGGCCTGCTCGGCGGCCTATGCGCTCGCGGCCTGTGCTGGACCAGGCAATATCACTGCCGCCGATTATTCCGTCGTCGGGTCGATCGGCGCGATCATGATGCACGCCGACTTTTCGAAGCACCTCGAGCAAGAGGGCATCGACGTCACGATGATCAAAAGCGCCGAGCACAAGGACGATGCCAGTCCGTACAAGGCGCTCGATCCCGATGTTGCCGCGTCGTTGCAGGCCATGGTTGCCAGCTGCGCCGACAGCTTCATCGATCATGTCGTCGATGCGCGCGCGATGGATCGCGACGCGATCGTCGCGCAACAAGCGCGCTTCTATTCAGGCCAGCAAGCCCTCGATCTGGGGCTGGTCGACAAATTCATGGCGTGGGACGAATCCATGAAGGAATTCGCCGCATCCTTGAACGGCATGGCTCGCCGCCCTGCCGCAGCTTCGCCGGGCCGTGGTGGCGCCGGCGCATCGTCCACAAGGGAGACTAAAATGGACACCATCGAAAGCGCGCTGGCGGCGATTGTGGCCGACAGCTCGGACACGAATATTCGCGCGGCGCTGACGGCGTTGCACACCGCGGGCGTTGCCGCGGGCAAGGCCGAAGGCGAAACCGCCGGTTTGACCGCAGGCGCGGCGGCCGAGCGCGAGCGCATCACGGCGCTGGCCGAGCTGGACGGGCAGTCGAGTGTTTCGGAAGGCCTGGCCGCGGCGATCGAGGCGGGTACCAGTGCGGGCGACTATGCCATCGCGCTGCAGAAGCAGGCGAAGGCCGCCGGACCCGCTGCGCTCGCCAACGCTAAGGCCGATGCGGCGAATGCTGCCGATCTGCCCGCCGCATCGGGCCATCAGCCGGGGAATGGCGAGGCCAACCGCGGTAAGGCCTATGCCGAAAAGAAAAAGGCGCAGGCCAAGGCCTGACGCCACCGACCATCGTTTCAACGCCCGGCGCGGGTCGCGTTCGGGGAATAGGGAGTTACAGCCATGCAGGATCAGGCTGCTTATACCGTCGGCACGCCATTTGCGCCGAAAAACATCCTTGCCGGTGGCACTTACACCACCCGCAAGATCACGGTAGCCGAGGGCGAGGTTCGCGACGTCGGCGCCGTGATGGGTCAGGCGTTTGACGCCGACGACGCCACCGTCACCCCGGGCGCTGCTGTCAGCGGCAGCGGGGGAACGGTCGGCAATGGCTCGATCGGCACGGTGACGTGCGACGATGGCGCGCCGGCGGGGGTGTGGCATGTTCGCATCACGGCCGAGGCCACCGACGCGGGCACCTTCGTTGTCGAGCGTCCTGACGGGTCGATCGACGGCTATGGCGAGGTCGCCGTCGCCTATAATGGCGGGTTGAACTTCACGCTCGCCGACGGTTCGAACAATTGGCAGATCGGCGATTATATCCCGGTCACGGTCAGCTATGACGCGTCGACTTACAAGCTGTCAGTTGCCGCGGCGACCGACGGGTCGCAGGTGCCCGACGTCGTGCTGATGCAGCCTGTCGATGCCACCGACGGACCGGTCGAGGCGATGGCGTATGAAACGGCGCAGGTCGTCGGATCGGCGCTGACGCTGGGCGCGGGCCATACGATCGACAGCATCCGCGAGGGGCTGCGCCAGAAGGGCATCACGATCAGCTGATCGCGAGCCGCATCGTTCAACCGGGCCGTTGGCCCTGGCCGTCGTCAGCTTAGCTGGCGGCGGCTTTTTAATGGGGATTTGACATGGAAGATTTCGACACCTTCGCGCCCGATGAGCTGATGCCGCTCATCCCGCATAATTTCGTTCCCGGCACGTTCCTGCGCCGGGTGTTTTTCGGCACCGGCCTGACTCTGTCGGATCGCGCCGAAGTCTATTTCGACCGCATCTTGCCCGACAAGCGGATGGCGCCTTTTGTGGCGCCGCTCGCGCCGGGTCACATCCTGCAGCCGAAGGGTTATCAGCGCGAAAGCATCATCCCGGCGTCGCTGAAGCCGAAGAACCAGATCACCCCCGACCAGGTGCTGACGCGCCTGCCCGGCGAGGCGATCGGCGGCGAACTGTCGTCGGCGGACCGCGCGGCGCAGATCCGCGAGAATTACCTGATGCAGCATCAGGAATATTTCGCGCGCCGCGACGAATGGATGGCATCGAGCATCCTTCGTACCGGGGCGGTGACGATGGTCGGCGAGGATTATCCCTCGACCGTGGTCAATTATGCGCGCACCGGCACGCTGACCAAAACGCTGCTGACGACGGCGCGTTGGGGCGAAAGCGGCGTTTCGCCCTATGACGACGTTGACGGGTGGATGGACGAAGTCGGCACCGCGTGCGGCAGCGCGGTCGACATCGTCGTCATGGATCGCAAGGCCTGGGCGCTTTATATCGCCGACCCCAAGGCGCAGAAGGCGCTGGACCGCACGCTTGGCCAGACGACCGCGCTGGCACTCGGCTTCACGCCGACGGTGCCGGGTGCGCCGGCGTTCAAGGGCCGCGACGGCAACGTCGAATTCTATGTCTATAACGACAAATATGAAGACGACGACGGCAACACCGCGCAGCTGCTGCCCGATTACACCGTGATCATGGGCAGCCGCGGCGGCATCGCCGGGACGGTCGCCTGCGGCGTCGTCCAGCACGCGGAGAATAATTTCCAGCCGGGCGAATATTTCCCGCACGAATGGGTCGATCCGAACACGGGCGCCCATTGGGTCGAAACGATCGGTTCGCGCCTGCTGGTGCCGCGCCGCGTCGACGGGTCGCTCTGCGCGACGGTCCGCTGATCCCACCAACAGATTTACGGCAGGGCCGTCGGTACCAACCGGCGGTCCTGGCCGAACGAAGGAACAGGAACATGGCAAAGACAGTTTCCATCCTCGTCGCGACGACGACGCTGGTTCTCGGCAAGCCGAAGGGCGCGGACGAAAATGTGTCGGTCCCGGCTGGCGAGGAACTGACCAAGGAAATCGCCGACAGCGTTGGCCTGAAAAAGACCGACATCGAAGACATGGTTGTGCGCGGGCACCTGTTGCCGACCCCCGTTCGCGCGGCGGAATCGGGACGCGGCAACGATGCGGCGGTCGTCGCCGCCGAAAGTGCGGCGCAGCAGGCCAAGGATGCCCTCGCCGGGGAAACCAAGCGCGCCGACGATGCCGAAGCCCAGATCAAAGGGCTGACCGCCGAGTTGGAAGAGGCGAAGAAGGCGACGGCCGACGCCGAGAAGGATTTCGCCGATCTGGAAAAGCATGTCGAAACGCTCGAAAAGCAGGTCGCCGAACAAGGCGAGCAGATCGACAAGCTGACCGCCGATCTGGCCGAAGCCACCAAGCGCGGCGACGCGGGCAAGGGCGCGGCCAAGGCCTGACCCGATGCCCGTCGAAACGGCCGACGATCGTGCGGCATTCTTCAACACCGACGAATTTGCCGAGGCGGGGCGTTACACCCCGCCCGGCGGCGCGCCGGTGGATTGCACGCTGATCGTCGACCGGGGGCAGGGGCGCAAGTCGATGACGCTCGCGAACGTCGAAGCCGCCGGCACCGACCGGCTGGTTCAGGTGCTGGCCGAAGGCGCCAGCCCCGATGGCATCACCCCGGCGCGCAACGGGCTGTTCGACCTGCTCGATCCCGACACCGGCGACAGCGTCGAGCTGCTGCAGGTCGTCGGCGAACCCGCGCTAGACGAAAGCGGCACCTGGTGGACCGCCCAAGTCGTGCAGGTGTCGGACTGATGGTCGCCGCATTCGGAACCTTCGACGGCAGCGGCTTTCGCTTCGAGTTCGGCGAGCGCGAGGGAAAGATCGACCGCCAGCCCTTCGAACGCCTGAAACAGGACGCCATAGAAATCCGCGGCGCATCGGTCGATGCGGTTGTCGAAACGACCGACGCGATCAAGCAGCGGATCCGCACTTACATCAACGCCCACTTCACCGGGTCGGCCTTCACCAGCAACAACAACCGCCGCGTCGCCAACGCCGCGGCGCAGAGCAAATTCTACGACGACCTCGATTCCAAGGGGCAATATGCGGGCCTCGTCTATTCGAAGTTCGGCATCGGCGGCCCCGGCGGCTTTGTCGATTTCCTGCTGCTGCACGTGCGCGGCGGGACGATAAAGCCGCGCACGGGCAACTGGCTGCGCATCCCCAATGCAGAGGCGTTCGGGTCGCACCGGCGCCAGACCGGCTTTTTCCCGCTGTCGGGCCGCGATGTCTTTTTTGTCAGGTCCGGCGACGGCCGCAAATTGTTCCTGTTGCGCAACCTGCGGCGCGCGCGCGGTGGCGACCGGAAAACCGAACTGCTCGCGACGCTGGTCCGCACGCTGACCTTCCGCGCGCGCCTGTCGGGGATCGACGAGATTGCCCGCACGCGCGGCGACCTGCTCGAACAGAATTTCCGCGCCGCGCTGACCGCGCGCGGCGTCGGCGAAGCGGGGGGCGGCTGATGGCGTCGCTCCGCGCACAGATATTCGCAAGGGTCGAAACGAAACTGGTGGCGGTAAAGGACGGGCTCGGGTGGCCGACCTTCATCCGCAACCCGCGCGACATCGTCGGCGTCGACCAGATGCCCGCGATCGTCATGATCGACGGCGGCGACACGACGCTCGGCGGCTTCACCGATCGCGTCGGCGAACAACAGCTCGAATTCTCGGTCGGCATCCTCGCGGCCGAAAAGATCGGTGCGGGGGACGGCGAAACCGCGCTCGACCAGCTCGATCTTGCCTTTGTCGCGATCAGCGACGCGCTGCTCGACCCCGGCGACATCCAGCTCGGCGGCCTCGCGATCGACATCCGGCGCGGCGACGTCAGCGACCCGGTTCACGGCCGCCCCGACAAGGGCGCGCAATATTTCGGCGGACAGGCGATCGACTTCATGGTTCGATATCTCGAACGTGAAGGCGACGCGTCGACCCCCGCCCCCTGACGGAAGGAAAGACGATGGCCAGAAAGAAAAGCCGGCGCCTCGCGCGCCGCGCAGTCTTCACGCGCAGCGGTGACGGCACGACGATCGAGCCGGGCCAGCCCCCGAAGAAAAAGCGCGCGCCGCGCAAAGCCGTCGCCGCAAAGGCTGCCGCCAAACCCGCGCCTGCTGCTGCGCCGACGAACGGCAGCGACACCGAATAACCGAACGGCGCCGGTCGAGTAGCGCGGATCCCTTTCCCGGCGCGCTCCCGGAACCGGCGGGCGTTCCCGGCGCGCTCGAAAGGGCGGGGGAGGCCGGGAACGCCCGCACCCATTCGCCGGACTCCGGCACCGACACCGCCGGGATCGCCGGCAGCTTTTAACCGAGGAACAAAGTGATGAGCGATTTCCTGACGAAAAACCGGCTGGTCACCGCAAAGGTCGAAACGCCCAGCGGCACCGACGCGACCCCGACCCCGGCAGACAATGCCGTCCTGGTCGAAGAACCGCGCGCCAATCCGAACCTCGAGACCGAACAGACCGACGAGGTGACCGGCTCGCTCGACAGCGCGCAGTCGATCGTCGGCGGCGGCTTCATGGAACGCACGCACCGCTTCTTCGCGAAAGGCAGCGGCACCCCCGGCACCGCACCCGAATTCGCCCCCTATCTGCAGGCTGCCGCGCTTGCCCCGACGACGCTCGCCGCCGACCAGGACGATACCGCACAGGCGGGCGCCAGCGGATCGATCACGCTCGCCGCCGGGGCGACTTCGAACGACCTGACCGGCTTCGTGATCGAAATCGACGGCGGGACGGGCATCGGCCAGCGCCGCGTCATCACCGCCTATAACGGCGCGTCGAAGGTCGCGACCGTCTATCCGAACTGGACGACGCCGCCCGACAACACGTCGACCTATGTCGTCGGCGCGGGGGTGATGTACGCCCCCGCCTCGACCGATCTGAAAACGATCACCGATTATATGTACAAGAAGAATTCGGGCAGCGGCGACGCCATCCTCGAAAAGATCGTCGGCGCCGCCGCCAACCTGTCTTTCGCGGTTCAGACGCGCCAGACGGGCAAATTCACCGCGACGCTGCGCGGGCTGCTCGCCGATCCCGCATCGGTCACCAACCCGACCGGCGCGGTGTTCGACGCGACGCGCCCGCGCCCGCTGCGCGATGCCGACTCGTGGCTCGACGGCGTGCGCGTCTGTTTCCGCAACTTCACCTTCGACATGGGCAACAACATCGTCCAGGCCGACTGCCCGGGTGCCGAATTCGGTTACGACCCCGCGCGCGTCGTCAGCCGCAACCCGACGGGGCGGATCAATCCGCAGACCGTGCTGCTGTCGACCCGCAACGCCTTTGCCGACCTCGTCGCGGGCGAAACCGTGCCGTTGTGGCTCGAATGGGGCGAAGATGCCGGCAACCGCGTGTCGCTCTTTTTCCCGGCGATCGCCTACACGGGAAAAGAAGACGACGACCTCGACGGCATCGCCGCCGACGGCCTGCCGTTCCAGCCTGTCGGCCCCGACAGCTGGATGTACCTGCTCTTTTCCTGATCGGGTGACTGTATGACCTTCAGCGTCCACGACCGGCATCATCTGACGCTGGGCGACACCGTCTATTGGCTGCGCACCCCGACGCCGTACGACAAACCGCGCATGCGGCGCCTGCTCGCGCG